TGAGAGGCAAGTCCACCCGTTCCACCAAAGAACGCGCCGCCGCCGCCTGCGCCGTAATTTCCGGCCGCCGCTCCACTAAGATCGGTCGTGACCGCGCCGCCGCCGCCGCCCGATCCAGCACCCGCGCCCCCACTGGCCGCCGTAATATCTGTCCCAGCCGACCCAGCTACAGCTGCGGATGTAGGCGTTGCACCCGCGCCACCAGTCAGCGCACCGCCGTTAGCGCTGCCCCCGTTTCCGCCGTTAGCGGCGCCACCAGCGCCGCCCGCACCGCCAGCTGAACCGCCTGAACCCGGAGCACCGGCTCCCCCGCCGGCGCCAAGTCCGCTTCCGCCAGCGCCCCCTATGGCGCCGGCAGTCAGATGGCTTCCGGAGCCTAGAGCAGTGCCGCCAGCACCACCATTGCCATTGTTTGAGCCTCCCGTCCCCGGCCGAGTGCCGACACTAGCGGCATTAGTCGCGGTCCCGTTAAACCAAGTTGAGCCACTCCCGGTGACGCCTGTATTCCCACTTGCCTGGCCGACTTGATAAGCTATATTTCCCGTTAGTGTGAGATTGGTAGTATCGCCATAGGCTCCACTGCCGCCGCCGCCACCCCCAATGCCAGACGTTCCAACCGCGCCCTGACCTCCGCCACCGAGAGCATAGATTTTGTTGTTGGCGTTGTTCCAGTCAGACGGGGTCGCCCAAGTATTTCCGGCCCCCGTTGTGAGTAAGATAACGGTTGTGACCATCAGGTCACATCGTCAGCGGGCGGCGCATGGCGAAGGTTCAGGTGCGGATGCAGCGCCCGCGCCACGATGATCGGATCAGCGCCGGGGACACGGCTGTGGGGCACTCTGATCTGCACGCCGCCGGGCGGGTTGAAGGATGGGTCGTCAAGTTGAGAATCGTCGTCGGGAATGACGATCATCCACAGGACGCCGTTTCCGTCGTGGACAACTGCGTCGACCGTGTGCGCCATGTCGCAATCCCCGCGGCCCGGGTGATTAAGCCAGTGAGACGGTCAAGGCGCTAGCGGCCATCACGAGCGAGTCCCCGACGCCCACGGTGCGCGCGGTGGCGAGCAATCCGAAGTAGTAGAGGTTGCCGAGATTGCCGTTGGAGGCCGAAGCCGCTGCGGTGTCCTTGATCACCACGCCGCTGATCGACTGAGCCGATGAGAACGGGCCGAAGGTCATGGCATTGGCGTTGCTTGCGATCGTCCCCGCCGCGCCGACGCTGTTCATGGTCAGCGACTGCGGGGTGTAGCCGGACGACGTGCCGACCTCCGACATTGAGACGGACGTCGGGGCGCCGAGGCTCAGGCCAACGGCAACCGTCGTCGGGGAGACGAACGAAGCGGTCTGCTTGAGGCTGGCGTTGAGAAGCAACTGCGCGAGGTAGGCGCCGACTGCGGCCATAGGTCAGGTCTCCATTTCGTTGAGCCAAGCGAGGATTTCATCCAGGCGGGCGATGTCTTCGGTAAGTTCGGCGCCAACGGCCGTCGACCGCAGGCTCGTCAGGTAGTCGACCGCCAGTCCACGAAGGCGCGTGGCGCGCGTGAGGATGGTGATCTTGCTGTCGTCGATCCCGAAGTTGACCACCACGGCCGCAGTGTCGGTCATGCGAGCGCGCTCCGGGCCTGCTGAATGATGGTCTCGACCGACACATCGCTGATACAGGCGACGCCGGTGTTGTCGGCGTTCGGCCGGCAGGTCTCAATCGAGTCCTGGAGGCGGTGGCATGGGGCGCATGGAACGCGCCGCTGGTCGGCCTGGAGGGTCACCGTGTTGTGCCAATACTTAGTGATGTTCTCGGCGCTGGCGTGGCTCAAGAGCATGATCTTCGGCATCGGCTCCATCGCGACGCCCCACATGATCCCGGTGTCGGGTCCGATGAGCAGATCGCACGCCTGCGCCTGAGCTAGCGAGCGCCGGATCGGCCAGTTCGGGTTCTGCGCGTCGGCCGACATGGCCAGATGCAGGCCTTTGTCGTCGCCGTTATGCTTGATCACGTCGACTTGGATTTGCTTGGCGATCTCGAAATCCTTGCCCGGCGAGCCGACCATCATCACCGGCGTGTCGAGTTCTCGGATCAGCCGGGCGATCGCCATCGCGGAATAGGGGTAGACCTTGTCGATGCGGCTGCCGCAGATCACCCAGCCGATGACGCGCTCGCCCATCTTGGCCTTGGTTTCGGCCGCTTTCGCCTTTTCGGCGCGCGATGCGTAGAACAGCGGCCCGAAGTCGAAGCAGGTTCCGGCGACCTCGGCGCTCATCTCCAGATAGCTCTTGTTGCAGAGCCGCCGACGTACCCCTGCAGGCCACCAGAAGGCGGTCTGGGCGGGCACGAGCGCCAGGGTGGTCTCAATGGTGTGCGAGAGGTGGAAAAGCCGCCCTTGGTACTCGTGGGAGCGCCGGTCGAACCATTTTTGCCATTCGAGGCCGCCGTCGCCGGGCTGGTCGCCGTCCTCGCAGATCGAGAGCTTCGAAACCCACGGATTGTGCTCGAAAACGCATCCGGCGTGCGCGTTGGTGATAACCTCGACGAGGTTGCCCTGGCGCACGAGGTCAGGAAGCACGGCGGCGGCGATGAGGTCATCACCCAAGCCGCCGAATCTTGCCATTCCGGCCCATTGCCGCGGCTTGACCTCCGTCAGCCCCTCGACATGCGGCGGAACCCGGCTTTCCTCAGGCAGCGCCACGAGGTTCATGCTCACGACGCCGGGCCAGAGGTTGGTCGGCTGGCCGCGATGGTTGGCTGGGTTGAACAGCGGCGGCTCGTGCCGCCAGACGCGGTAGCCGAACTCGAACAGCAGGTCGAACAGCGCGCGCGACTTCTCAGCGCGGTCGTTCTCGCAGTAGATCACCGGCCGCAAGCGCTGGATCGTCTCGCGCCCGCCCGTCAGGACGTCCCACTCCATGCCCTCGACGTCGATTTTGAGGAGATGAAGCGTCTTCAGGCTGAGCCCGTCGATGGTCGCCGCTGTCGCTTCGCGCTCCCCCTCCGGCCCGAACTCCACGCCTCCCGTGTTGAAGTCGTTCGGGCTGAACCGGAGCGTTCCAGACCGCGAGGAAAGCGCAGCGCGCACGCATCTGACGCCCCGTCCCGCCGTGTTGGCTTCGAGCGCCTCGAAAATTTCCGGCTGCGGCTCGTAGGCGAGGATTTTGCCCTTGAAGCCCACGGCTTTCGCCATCGCGACTGTGAGCGTTCCGACGTGGGCGCCGGCTTCCAGCACGACGTCGCCGGACTTCAGCAGCGAGCAGAGGAAGTCGGCCTCGAATTGGCTGTACTCGCCGTAGACCTCAAGCGCGCGACCGATGAAGGCGTCCGGCGGGCACTCCAGCGTCCCGTAGCGGCATCCATCGTAGCGGTTCGGCGGCGGAGGCCGCGTCGGATCGTAAAGGCCGAGCGCTCCAGCCATTTAAGGCAGCGTGATCTTGACGGGAATGCGCGAGATGCCCTGGCCGCCTTGGTCGCCGGGTGAGTAGTCGCTGCGTCCCTCGATCCGGCACCACCAGACGAGACCGCCGAGCGTGAACCGGGCGTCGTCGTCGGGAACGAAACTCCCGCGCACTTGAGCGTCGAGCGTGCTCAGCACCGCGTCGGGGATCGCGTCGGGGTCCTTTCCGGCCTGGCTGTAAATCCAGATCTCCAAGTCGAGCGTCGTGATCGAGAGCGTGCCGCTGTAGGTGTCGTCCGTCCCGATGCGCCGAAGGAACAGCGCCGGCTGCTCGGAGACCTGCGACCAGTGCTGCAGCCGGCGGCCGAATGTCTCGATCCCCGTCGTCGTGGCCTGCAGGTGAGCGAACAGCCCGTCCATCACCGCCTCGAAGTTGACGGTCGCCGGATTGCTCATCCGTTCGCCTTTGCGACGCTGCGCTCGATGGCCGCGTTCAGCCCGGCAATGATCTCCGGCTGCATCGCGCCGAGCGGGCCGCTCTCGTAGGCAAAGGCCTCGATGTCCGGCGTGCGCGTGAAGGCCGCGACCATCACCATCTCCGGAGCACTGAAGGCTTGGCCCCAGGCGTGATCCAGTCGCATCGCGTGCGCGCTGACCCGGCTCGGCCGATGGGCGCCGTACTCAAGAGCCCCGGCCTTGGCCAAGTCCTTCGCGTCGCCAGCGACCGTGACCTCGCCCTTGATGTGCGTCGGGTCGGCGTGGATGACCATGCGCTCTTCGCCGCGGAGCCGGCCGGTGCGCGATGGCGTCGCCGCCACCACGAGCCCGAGCAGTTCGGCCGTCAGTCCCTCGATTTCCGCCTTCAGGTCGGCGTAGAGGTTGTCGGGGAACTCCTCGAAGCGGATGCCGACCTCGCGGTCGCCGGTGTGAGTGACGTGGATGTCCATCAGCCCACCGTCGGCACTTTGTAGTTGTCGTCAAGCAGCGCCTGGATGTCGGGCGGGAATGGCCCGTATTGGCCAGGCGTGCCGCCGAACCAGAAGCGCTCGGTTCCGATGCCGGGCGTCTCGCGCTGGATCAGCGCCGGGTCGCGGCCCCTGGCCTTGAAGCGCGTCGTGACGAGCTGCAGCGTGACATCGACCAGATCGTCCGGGACATCCTCGGTGCAGTAGGCGAAGTTTAGCGATTGCGCCTGGTCCGCGGCCGCGAACGTGTACTGGCCGGTCTTGTTGTTGGCGACGTACTGGCCGACGGCGGGCGTGCCCGACGCGATGGGAGTGAGCGGGAGGCCGGTGCTCACATAGCTGACCTGCTGGTCGCATGAGAAGTTGGCATCCTGCGAGACCGTCACGACGTAGGGCCCCGGCGTCGCCGGCACCGAGTGCGTCTCGTTCACTGCGGCGCCATAGCCGGCCGAGTACTGCACAGTGATCGGCAGCGCTTCCCAGGCGCTCAACGTGGACGGGCTGGTATCGGAGTCGAGGCGATAGAGCAGCCCGGTGTCGTAGTCGACGAGGAAGTCGGTGTTCTCGACCAGCACCAGCGTCGCCGGAACTTCGCCGATCTCCGAGATCACGACGGAAGTGACGGCCAGCACCGGCCAGCGGCTCAGCTGGAGCGTGCGCACCCCGATGGGAACTTGGTAGCGCCGGCGCCGGACATCGAACCAGTCCTGCACGAACTCCGGCTGATAGACCCGATTGGTGTGGTTCTTCACCGCCCGGCTGACCTGGCTGATCGCCCTGGCCAGCCATGCGTCGTTCGAGGTGTCCGTGGTGAGCAGCGACAGCTCGTCCTTGGCCGTGGCGAGGTCGGTCAGGTCATAGTTGGCGGTGCTCGCCAGGACCGTGGAGACGAGGTTGACGTTGCTCATTCCCACGCTCCAGCGGGCTTGCCGCTCTTACGCCATTCGGCGACAGGCTGCATGAGAGGGGTCGTCTCCAATCCGGTCGCTGCTGGCCATAGAACCGCCAGTTCCAGGTGACCGATGGGAACGCGATTTGCGAGAAAGAGACCATTGCCCGCCTTCTCCCAGTTGCGCCAGAAGCCGATGTCCGCATCGGTGCGGCCCTCGTTCCATGACCCGTCCGGCGCGGGCGTCTCGGCAAACCAGGGCTTCGGCATCGCCGCCAACCGGTCGGCGCGCATGAGCGTCAAGCCGAAGTGCGCCGTCGAGACCTGCGTCAGATCGCCGGCGAAGATCGCCGACGGGACGTCGACCAGGTTGCTCTTGCCGTCGGGTGCTTTGATCGTGAAGAGGCGGTCGCTCGCCCTCACCCGTCCAGCCTGGACCGCAGCGATGGCATGGGCCTCCGGGTAGCAGCACAACAACTGGATCAGCGTCGCCACATCGCGGCAGCTGAAGACGGAATCGTAGTCGATGGCCAACACCGCATCAGGCGCATCGTCGCGCAGCGTCTCCTCGATCGCGCGTTCGAGACACTGGCCCCAGAAAACGCCGTAGGAGCGGCGAAGCTTCACGTTCAGCTGCGGCAGCGCGTCCATCGCGCTCGACATGTTGTCCATAAAGCCCAACCGGGGCACGGACATTACAGCCGAAACCTTGACCTGCGGGGTTTGGGGCTTCGTCGCCTCCAAATTGAGCGAAATTGGATAGGCC